GTTGGGTGAACCGCAAACGCCTTGTGCGCGATGCTATCCGCGTCCCGCCCAAAGTTGTCAGGAGCCACGCGGGACTCCTTCCACCCGGTCAAGGTGAGGATCCGCGTCGTCACGTCCTCGCGCAGCTGGCGTACCGTCTTGCTGGCCATCAGTAAAACCCACCGAAGCGCGGGTAGCCGCCGCGGCCATTCAGCCACACGGTCGAGGAGCCCGCCTTCTTCGTGTTCGGGTTGATCTTGTTCTCGTCGGCCTCGTCGTAACTAAAGCGCAGCTGGTTCCACGCCTCGGTGTACATGCGCTGGTAGTGCTCGGCGAGGGCCTGCCAGCGCCCGCCGTCGCCTGCCGAGGTCTGAAAGTCGAGAAAGATGAGGTGCAGTGTGTAGTGGAGGTGCACGTCGCGGAGCGCGCTCGGGCTCATCACGAGGTACGGGCGACGCCCATTCGCGATGAGGCGCAGCATGATCGTGGCCCACGCCTCGTCTAGGTAGTCCTGGTACGTGGTGGACCCGTTCGCAAGGAGCTGGGGAAGGTCCGAGTGCCGCCGGATCAGGTCCGCGTCCGTCACGACCGGAGCGAGCTCACGGCGCACCAGTGCGGCATCCTGCCGGAAGATGTGCGTAAGCCCATCCGGCATGATGAGGGTCCACTCAATGAGCCAGCCCTCCTCGAGCTGGAGCGGCGAGGTCACACCCGCGAGGATCGTGTACTTCGCCCAGCTCCCCGGCGCGATGGTCACTACCGCGGCGCTGACCACGGCGGTCTGGTCGGCCTTGTAGACCGAGACGGTTCCCGAGGCAGGGGTAGCGACCACGCCGAGACGGTAGGTCGGGCACTCGATCGTCTGATTCGTCCCACGCTGGATCGTGTCCGGTGCCCGGAAACGTGCCGTGTAGAGCGTCTCGGAGATGGTCATCGTGCCCCCTGCCTAGTCAGCGCTTATCGCGTTCGCGTCGGTCTGCCTCGATTGCACGCTTGCGCGCCTCTTCCCGCGCCCTCTGCTCCGGCATGCCCGAACGAACGAGCTGCGATGTCATCCGCTCCATCGCCTCGCGATGCTTCACGCTCTCGCTCATCGCTTCGCCTTCGGTGCCGGCGGGTTCAGGAGCTTCTCCTTGGCGGCGTACATCGTGGCGAGGCGCTCCTCCTCGATGTTGAGCGAGGTCGCCGACGCGGGCTGAGTCACCGCCTTGCCACGGAGCTCCTCCACCTTGCGCGCCTGATCCGCGATGATGAGGTCGATCCACCGCTCGTCGGGGACGCGGATGGTGCCGTCCTCGAGGAGGCGCTTGGCGAACGCCCAATAGCCAGCCGTGTCCGACCGCACCGTGAGCTGGCCAGCGAAGACGCTCGGCTTCTCCCACTTGCTCATGTGAACCGCGCCCTTATGGCCCTCGTAGGCCACGCAGTAGCCACCCGGCTCCGCGTCCCACGGGATGATCGTCCAGCCCTTGCGACGGTAGGCGAGTTCCGCCTGGTCGGTGTTGCCGTCCTTGTCCACGCGGTTCACGCCGGGGTCGGCGCGCATCTCGGAGAGGGCGGGAAGCCACTCGCCGTTGACCAGCTGCCAGCGGCCCGGGTGGTGCAGGTACCAGAATACAGGGCTCGCATCAGTCGGGAGTAGCTCACGCATGCTCCCGGGGCGTGTTGCCGCCCTGCCCTCAATCTGTGCGCCGCCTGCGGCGGTCTGGAATGTCGCGCTCATGGTTGCCTCCGACGCAGAAAGGCGTCGAGGTACAGGTAAGCACCTCGACGCCCCCTTGCCACCGTGAGGCGGCTACCCGACTACGGGGTAGCCTTGCTCAGGATGCCCACGCCCTTGAGGTCCTGGATCTCCGCGACGCCCGCGAAGGCGTTGCCGATGACGCGGGTGATGCCCGCCGCGCCGTCGCGCTCGAGCTCGACCACAACCTGCGAGCCGGCGGGGATGATGATGCCGCCAGCGCCCTGAACAGGAGCGGGGGTACCCGTCGCGTAGCCGATGCACCCGCTCGCGATCATGAGCCCGAGACGGTCGGCCCCGGCGTTCGCCGTGGGCACAGTGGACGACGTGTGCAGCGCGACGCCGAAGAGCATCCCGCGGTAGCCCTGACCGCGCGCCGCGATCTGGTCCTGCGTGGCCGCGACGTACTGACCGGGGCCCGTCTCGCTACGGAGCGAGTTGATGAGGTGGTTGATCTGCTGAGGCGCGAGGATGGCGGCAAACTCGCCGTCGTTGCTCTGGAGCTGGAGCTTGTAGATCGCGTCGAAGAACGTGCTCACGGAGAGCGCGACCGTCGTCGTGCCGACGCTCTGGGACAGGCCCGAGGACAGCGCGGTGATCATCTGCGTGAGGCGCATCCCGAAGGCGATGGCCATCGAGTTGGCGAGGCCCTCGACGCCGACGCCCGCACCGCTCGCGAGAGGGTCGGTCAACGAGGCGAGGTCGGTGATGTCGTAGCGGAGCGCCTGACGGGCGATGGTGATCGTCGCCGCGCTGGACGTGATCGAGGTGTTGGAGACGGAGCTGCCGTCGCCGACCGCGGCCATGAGGTCCGTCCCGGCGAGCCCGACGACGGGCACCTGGAGGGCGCTCGACCCGGAGCCGTTCAGCGTACCGAAGTTCGTGAACTGCGGAGCCTTGTAGAGCTCGGCACGGTCAGCGAGCTTCATCTCGATCATCTTGTGCAGGACCGCGGCGACGCGGGCGTTGCCGCTCAGTGCGGCAAAATCGATATTAGCCATGGTGGCCTCCCGATGGGGTCGATGGTTTGCCGCGCCTGTCGCTTTTTACGAGAGCTTGCCTCGAGCGCGTGAGGGCGTGGCCCTCATGAACCTCGTACCCTCACGCGTGACAAGATGTCAAGGAGCGGCGCGAGCCGCATTAATGGCGTCGAGGTTCGCCTTGAACTCCGACGGGCTCATGCTCATGATGCGCTGCGCACTGAACGCCGTCGCGCCGGGAGACGGAGAGGGGAGAGCCGTCGCGCTGGACGCCGGGAGCTTGGTGCGCGTGTCGACCACCGGAGCCGCTTGCGGTGCCGCGGCCTCGGGCAGGTACGCGCGAACGGCACGAGGGAGCGCGTCCTTGTTGCCGAGCCATTCTCCCAGGGCGGGGCGGTCGTCGGCCTTCAGCTTCGAGTAAGCGTGCTGCACGTACTCGATGCCCTCGGCGTCGGTGATGCCCGCGGCGTAGATCTCGCGCTCGATGCGGAGGGCCTCGCGCTCTGCCTTCGTGGCTCCCTTCAGCTCTTCGACCTGCGCGCGGTAGCTCTGCACCTCGGCGGCGACGGGTTCGAGTTCGGCGACGCGCCCCTGAAGGGCCTTGACCTGCTCGACGAGTTGACGGATGCGGGCCTCTGCGCCCCCGGTGGCTTCGGTGTTCTCGCTCATGGTTGCTCCTCGTTGGCCGCCTGGACACGGTCCCAGACGGCTAGTTGACGTTTGGCCCACGCACGGCCTGCGTTGCCGCCCCAGAGGTCCCACGCGATGCGACCTGCGCTGGGGTAGCCCGCGTTCCCCGGCTTCGCGGCGGGGGCCTCTAGGTCGATAGCGTGACGGCTGAAGTAGTTGACCATCCGCTTGATGGTGTCGATGCTCACGACCTCGCGTTCAGCCAGCTGGGTCGCGCGGCGAGCGCCGACGTTGGTGCCGCCACGCTTGAACTCCTCGCGGAGAGCAAGGCCACGCTTCGCGACCGCGGCGACCTCGGGCGGTGCCTTGAGCTCGAACCCCATCCGGCGCTCATCGCGGATGAACCGCGCGTATACGCCGGGGTGCTCGCGCTTCAGGTAGTCACGTTGACGCTCAGTCAGAAACGGCATCGCCCGCCTCCACCTCGACGGCATCCTCCTCCTCGCCGGGAAGCTCGGTGACGGCCTCGACCTCCTCTCCCGTGAGGTAGCCCTTCGCTTCCGCGAGGCTCTCCAGCACGGCCCGCAGGATGTCGCGAGAGGCCACGTCGCGAGTCGTCGAGGCCAGCGCCTGGAGGGCCGCGGTCGCAGCGTCCAGCTCCTCGACGGCATCGTCCATCGCGCCCGCATGTCCGTCGTCGGTTACCACGGGCGCGGGCGACGGCGTCTGCTCCACGCTGGTCATGGTTGCTGCTCCGGTAGACGTCGTCGCCTTCATCGTTTCAATGAGCGCCAGCTTGGCGATAGCGTCAGGCTCGGACAGGTTGCCGAAGAGGCGCAGGGCCTCGACGCGGTCCATCAGCCCCGCCTCGAGCATCTCCATCGCGTGCTTCCGTCGCGCGTCCAGCTCCTCGGGCGACAGGGGGACCTCGCGATACAGGACCGAGTAGCCGCCCTCGGGGAACGCCGAGCCCGTGGCGCGGTTGAACAGGATGGCGCTCTTCGCGACCAGCTCCTCGTCCGTCCCGCGGAACTGCACGACGTAGCGCCGCTGCGCCATCCGCTTGCCCTCGTTCGAAAGCGAGATCGCGTAGCCGCTCTTCGCGCTGCCCGAGGTCCGCTGGATATCCGTCTGCGACAGGCCCGCGTCAGTAGCCAAGCGGTGGGCGATCGCGCTGATAGTGCTCTCCAAGGTGGCCACGTCCGCGCCCGCCTGGAACTGTCCGACAGTTGGTTGACTTTCCGTGGCGGCGTCCAGCATGAGGATCGTCGTCGGGTCGGTGACCAC